GGATACTGGTTACTGCAGCTGCTGGACAAAGTCTCTCCGTCCCAGTGGGTGGCAATAGGTGTACTGGGGAGTCTGCTGTTTGGCCTGCTGACGTATCTGACTAACCTGTATTTCAAAATCAGGGAGGACCGCCGTAAGACGGCGCGGGGAGACTAAAGCGATGAAGAAAAAATACGAACTGGTTGTTAAAGAGATAAATAATTACCCGGATAAGATTGCTGTTACTGTGGCACTTGAAATTGGCGGGCATCCGTCGTTGTTGTTGCCACATGTGGCGATTAGTCTTGACCGTACTGAAGGTGCCACGCTGGAGTTCTACGAAGCTGAGGCGAAAAAACAGGCGAAGCAGTTTTTCATGGATATTGTTGCCGGGTTATGCGAAGGGGATGAACCGTCACCGGAAAAGCGCCCCGTAATTTTAGATGCGCAGGATGTATTGATAACCTACAAAGGAAAGCTACCGGGAAGAATTACTTGTTCTCTGAAGATGCCGCCGTCAACACTGCGGTCAGAAAAAGATGATGTTGAATCGCGTATTGAAAAACTGGAGTGCTATATCGCTGAATTGAAAAAAAGCACCCCAACAAAAAATGAGGTGCTTGCAGCAGACGAAATGAAAGAAGCTATTCCTGATCGCGCGGCGAATCTAAGCTGCGCTTCATGGTTGAAAGAGCATCTTCAGCAGCCTGAAAAAAAACGCCGCGATGAGCAGTTTGCTGCGTTTTACGATTATTGCCGGAAAGTGATGAGCAGAAATCTCGCAGAGTGTTTCAGTATTCATAATGATAATTTCAGTGACCTGGAATGGGAGTGTAACCGGCCATCCTTTGTTGTATCCGGTGATGCTGGGAAAATAACCATCTCAGAAAATGGAAAAGTAACACCGCCATCGCACCAGCATAGTGAGGAGCTCATTGAATTTGCCATTGATTACCTGAAGAACAATAAAAAGCAGGGGCTGATGAAGTGCATTGGTCGTTGCATGGGATATCTGCAGATAGCTGCTGAGATTGAAGCGCTGGCCAGTGGTGCGGACAAGGATGCAGTTGTGCGGGAGGCTCTTCTTCGTGATTTTGATAATCCGCCCTTTAAAAAAGTGCCGGCTTACTGGTTTCATCCAGGACTGACTTATCTTAAAGGACGTATATAAGCTGGCTCGTTATCTGTTGCCGATAAATCCTGATAAATATCCATGAACACCAAAATCAAATACGGCCTGTCGGCTGCCGTTCTGGCGCTGATTGCCGCTGGTGCGCCTGCGCCTGACATTCTCGACCAGTTTCTGGATGAAAAGGAAGGTAACCACACCACGGCATACCGTGATGGTGCGGGGATCTGGACCATCTGCCGTGGTGCCATCATGGTGGATGGTAAACCTGTTGTTCCAGGCATGAAGTTGTCGAAGGCAAAATGCGCTCAGGTTAACGCCATTGAGCGTAATAAGGCGCTGGCATGGGTGGAGAAAAACATCAAAGTGCCATTGACCGAACCACAGAAAGCGGGGATTGCGTCATTCTGTCCGTACAACATTGGCCCCGGTAAGTGTTTCCCGTCGACGTTTTATAAACGAATTAATGCAGGCGATCGCAGGGGGGCGTGTGAGGCGATTCGCTGGTGGATTAAGGACGGTGGCAGAGACTGCCGTATTCGCTCAAACAACTGTTACGGTCAGGTATCCCGTCGCGACCAGGAGAGTGCGCTGGCGTGCTGGGGAATTGACAGATAAGCAGAATATTTTGCTGAAAAATGCGGTTTGCTCACACGGACGGATAACACGAAATCCTGCGAACTGACAAAAACTAAGTGAATAAAAGTAAAAACCCCGTTTGTTGGCTGCAAGCGGGGTTTTGTGTTTCCTGACTCTGGAAAAGTCAAAGGAGAAAGTGTGTTTGATTTTAGCAAACTGATTCGGGAGATTCGAGTGATGGCTGAAAAATTATCCACCTGGAAGTTCATTCTTATCTGGCTGGTGTTTGTGATTATGGCCTCCGGTTATTTCATCGGTCAGATACGCTGGTGGTGAAATGAACCGCGTACTGTGCGTGGTCATCATTGCCCTGCTGGTGGCCTGTGGTGCGCTTAGTCTGGGGCTGAATCATTACCGTGATAACGCCATAACCTACAAAGAGCAGCGCGATAAAAAAGTCAGTGAGCTGGAGCAGGCAAATGCAACCATTACTGATATGCAGCAGCGCCAGCGTGATGTTGCTGCACTTGATGCCAGATACTCGAGGGAATTAGCCGATGCGAGAGCTGAAAATGAAACTCTTCGCGCTGACGTTGCCGCTGGTCGTAAGCGCCTGCGGATCAACGCCACCTGTCCAGGCTCCGTGCGTGAAGCCCCCACCACCTCCGGCGTGGATAATGCAACCGGCCCCCAACTGGCAGACACCGTTACACGGGATTATTTCACCCTCAGAGAGCGGCTGATGACGATGCACAAGCAACTGGAAGGGGCACAGGACTATATCCGCACTCAGTGCCTGAAATAAGTTTTGTTGATGCGCCGTATCGTCGCTGTATTCCCTCATTAACAGAGACCGCAGCCCGACAGGGAGACTCCTCTGCGCGAGTGTGCGGGGATAATCAAAAACGATACACACCGGAGTTTACCGCGTTAACGGAGCGCGGCGTTGTCCCCTCATAGTCGCCTGTCCGGTGCGATGGTGGAAGAAGCCGGATGTTTATCACTATTAATTGATGACACAGAAATGGATTCATTGAATTTCAGCACGTTTTTGTATTCGTGTTATTGAACATCTGTTTATTTTACTTTTAACATATTGATAATAAAAAGAGCTGTAAATCTTTAGATGAGTCGATTTTGTCCGGGGAAGTTCAAATGGATTTTATGCTGACGGTTTCTGGTGTGGTTATCCTGTCCATTGCTTATACTGCAGATAAATATGGCTGCCATTTGTTATCACGTATTGGCGCTTATTGTTCGTTGATGCTGATTTTCTCGTCGCTTTTTTTTTGAGTAAGTTATATTAATTATAACAAATAATTTTCTGTGTTATTTTTTCAGGCTATCCCGTCAGAGGGGAAGCCTGTACTGCCGGGGAGCGAATGGAAAACTGATGTGTCCGGTAACTGCGTGTTCTGTGAACACCATGTTACTTAATTATGTAATTCATACCCGAACTCTCTGTTGACAGCCTTCTTCTGCAGGCTTCAATAACCCACGCTGAAAAGTTTCCTGAACCTTTCAGATCAAGAGCGATGTTAATTTGTTCAATCATCTGGTTTGGAAATCGGATGTTGCGGGTTGTTGTTCTGCGGGTTCTGTTCTTTGATGACATAATGTTTCCCCATATTCAGTGTTGCTGATTTGTATTATCTGAAGTTGCTTTTACGTTAATTTGACGCAGATCAATTAATACGATACCTGCGTCATAATTGATTATTTGACGTGGTTTGATGGCGTAGATGCACGTTGTGACATGTAGATGATAATTATTATCATTTTGCGGGTCCTTTCCGGCGATCCGACAGGTTACGGGGCGGCGACCTCGCGGGTTTTCGCTATTTATGAAAATTTTTAGGGAAAAATCAGATCCGTTCTTCTTCTTTTTAACTGTTTGATTATCAATAGAATTTTAAAAATATAAAAGGATCTGACAAAGGCTGTTTTTGTTAGAAAACGCCATTTTCAGATCCTTTCTGGTTCCCGGGGGAGTGTATGAACGTCAATAAGAAAAAACTGGCCGATATTTTTGGCGTTGATGTCAGGACCATCACCGCCTGGCAGAGTCAGGGGTTACCACTAGTTTCTGGTGGAGGGAAAGGGACTGAATCAGTTTTTGATACAACTGCTGCCATTCAGTGGTATGCGCAGAGGGAAGCTGATATTGAAAACGAAAAACTCCGTAAAGAGATCGAGGATTTGAGGGCTGCCAGCGAATCAGACCTTCAGCCCGGCACCATTGATTACGAACGTTACCGACTGACGAAGGCACAGGCCGATGCACAGGAGCTGAAAAATGCTCGTGAGGAAGGCCTTGTCCTCGAGACGGAGTTATTTACCTACATCTTTCAGCGAGTGGCACAGAATATATCAGGGATCCTTGTCCGTGTCCCTCAGACACTGCAGCGTAAATACCCTGATATATCACCCGCACATCTTGATGCTGTGAAAACTGAAATCGCGAAAGCATCCGATGTGGCTTCTGAAGCCGGTGAGAATGTGCGCAGGTGGATTGATGATTTCAGACGAACTGAGGGCGGCTAATTCTGCAGGAGCGATAGCAACCGGCCTCCTTGCGCTAAAAATTCCTGTCCCTCTGACGACAGTTCAGTGGGCAGATCGACATTATTACCTTCCGAAAGAGTCATCTTACACCCCGGGGCGGTGGGAAACACTGCCGTTTCAGGTTGCCATCATGAACAGCATGGGGAATGACCGGATCCGCACTGTTAATCTGATTAAATCTGCCCGTGTTGGTTATACAAAGATGTTGCTGGGAGTGGAGGCTTATTTTATTGAGCATAAATCACGCAACAGCCTTCTTTTCCAGCCCACGGATTCTGCTGCTGAAGATTTTATGAAATCTCATGTGGAACCCACGATCAGGGATGTGCCGGTTTTACTCGATCTTGCACCGTGGTTTGGGCGTAAACATCGTGATAATACCCTCACGCTGAAACGCTTTTCATCGGGCGTCGGTTTCTGGTGCCTGGGCGGCGCTGCCGCCAAAAACTACCGTGAAAAATCCGTGGACGTGGTCTGCTATGACGAACTTTCCTCGTTCGAGCCGGATGTCGAAAAAGAGGGCTCGCCAACCCTGCTGGGGGATAAGCGTATTGAGGGGTCGGTGTGGCCAAAATCCATTCGCGGCTCGACGCCTAAAATCAAAGGCACCTGCCAGATCGAAAAAGCCGCTAACGAGTCGGCGCATTTTATGCGTTTTTATGTGCCCTGCCCGCACTGTGGGGAGGAGCAGTATCTGAAATTTGGCGATGAGTCCACGCCTTTTGGGCTTAAATGGGAGAAGGACAGCCCTGAAAGTGTTTTCTACCTCTGTGAACATCATGGCTGCGTGATCCATCAGTCTGAGCTTGACCAGAGCAACGGGCGGTGGATCTGTGAAAACACGGGCATGTGGACCCGTGACGGTCTGACGTTTTTCAGCGCCCGGGGTGATGAAATTCCGCCGCCGCGCTCCATCACGTTCCATATCTGGACGGCGTACAGTCC